AGTGTACTGATATCAAATCCCACGTTGCTATCCTCCTTCTCTATTACCGGATTAACCGATTCATTGCTCGATTCCGGCATTCCCACAAAACGAGCAATAGTTTCATCTAGTGTTTCAATTTTATCTACCATTCCTTTCGCTAAAGCTGATTTAGCTCCTACGACTCGTCCTTCACCAAATCGATTAACAACAGTATGTGTCGAAACATCCCTTCCCCGAGATACGGCTGACACAAAAGCATCGTATCGCTCATCGACACGCTCTTGTATAGAAGCATGTGCTTCTTCCGACAATGGTTCAAGTGGAGATGTATCGGCTTTAAATTTACCAGCTTTAATGACAGTAATGTCTCGTCCTTCTTTCTCTTTTGCTTTAAAAATACTTTCATGAACAGCAATAACCCCAATGCTTCCCACCTCACCGCTGGGCGTAATCACAAATTCGTGGGCTTGAGATCCCAACCAATATGCCGCGCTGGCCGCCAATGAATTGGCCGATGCTACAATATGGACCTTATCTCGAGCATCAAATATTTGATTACCCAATTCTTCAACACCAGAGGTTGATCCTCCCGGAGAATCAAAATCTAAAATAATGGTACTGACATTTGGGTTATTGGTTAAAGCAATAAATTGATTCCCCACCGCTTCTGTAGATACCCCACCGCTGATGGAATTCATCATATTCATGCGATGAGCAATAGTGCCATGTATCGGCAAGACAGCCACCTTATCGGCAGTAGCGGATTTATTATTTGGGTTAATAGATGTATCAAGTATCTGTGCGTGTAATGGGGGTTGGTTTGTAGTTAAGTCCGCTATTTTTTCTGGAGATAAATTCTATTTTTTCTGGAGATAAATTAATCCCCTCAACTTTCAATTGGATGAATTCAATCATCGCTTGAAGTTTAGAAGGCATAATTGCCCACGATGAGTCACACATTGCTTGTACAATATGTTCGTATTTCATGGCCCTCCCCAGAGCCGCTCTTTTTTGTCGGCATTTATTCTCTGTGTCACGCATGAGTGCGCCACAAATTCGATCACTTCCTGTTTTCTTGACACATGCAGCAAAATTTTTAAATTCACAGTTATGTCCAAAGGGCATTACCGACTACTCTATGGCCGAGGACACAGAAATTGAAAATGTAAAAGATGCGTTATCCGTGCTGGCATCTGTGACGACCCATTTCGCTCGCCACAGATTTGACACTGGACCTTGATTCACCCCAACAGATAACCCTGCATCATTCGGCGTGTGAAGAGACGAGGTCGGTGTAACTCGAAAATTGACAATAGCAATATGTTTAACTACACCACCATTACCTAAGACTTCTGTAAAATGAAGAAAATCATCGTACGTCGTCCCACCATCAGGAGATGACTGCATGTAGACATTAAGCTTATCCCCAACTTCAGTAGCCGCAGCTGTCACGCTCAATAAAAATGTGCTGACATCCAAATCAGCTGGAGACCTGACGCCTACGCTGGCGGTGCCACTAGCTGTTTCAGTTCGACTTGCAACTAATGTGCTCATCTGATATCTCCACTGATATTAAAAAAGACGGCATTTCAATTCTATTTCAGAATTGAGATGCCGTCTTCTCACCTCCGACGACTCGAGCTTTTATTCCAACTAGCCCTGATAAAATTTTCTCAACCATTACTATGGACTAAATGGATGCAGAAAATCAACTAGTTTTTACGATGAGCCAGATTCTGTTTGAAATTGCACTAAAACACGCCTGGGCTCGATGGTATTGGTTTTCAATTTCACGATAACAGACACAGACGCCATATCATCATCTGCATCGATATGCGAACGTCGTTTCACCAATTCGTATCGAATCGCAGACAAGATACGATCAGTCCTTGTTGATCCTGGAGCACTGACTGTCCATGGAGGCGGGTGCCTGTTACGAGGCACTATTGTCCTCATCTACATCCTCATTCTCGTTACCATTGTCGGGAACTGGCACGTTGCTTTCTTGATTTTGATTTTCCTTATCTGGTTGTCCCGACCGTCCTGCCAAATCGGCTCGAGAAACAGGAAGACTAGCTGCCCGCAGCGCAGCCTCTTCCAATACTGGATTCGGAAAGAGCGTCATCCCAGACGCATTGAGATCTTTCAGATACGACCCAATCGCTTCAATATCAGGGACATTGATTTCTGCATGATCCAGTCGAGGGTGGTCAGCCAACTCCATCCCATTCAAGGCCAACAACTGCGGCACGGCATGTTGGTTCATGACATCTCGAATCATATTCATCCAACCATTCATCGCCGTATTGAATAGCGTGGTCTTGCTTTTACTGAGAGCAAATGATCCAAATTTATTAGAATGCCCCAGTTGAATAAAATCAGCCAACACAGTCATCGCAATGCGCTGATCATAGCGCCCGATGATAGCATTCGTATCAAAGGTCCGACGCCCTCCTGAGCTGAGTAGTTGGATTTCCCAGCCAAACGGTTTCAAGATGCCTTCTTGCTCATCGCGTCGAATAGACCGCACAATATCTTCAGCCAACTGGCGTTGTGTGACAGCCAACGCATCTTGATCATTCCACAGGTCCAATCCTTCGGGAGCCGTCATCATGGGCAACCCGGCCAAATCACGCTCCAAGCCAATTCCTTCAATTTCTTCTATCTTCTTTTTAAAATACCACGGACGGTAACAATTGCGAAGGGCCGACCGTCCCTCTGGATTATCTTTTGCGACGGATGTTCGAAACAATAAAGATCGGGACAACGGAATTACCACTGTTCCGCCTTTATCGCTTTGCTGTATCATCGCTTTGATTCCACCGTCTGGTCCGATCACCCATCTGGATAATGAATCTTGCGCACGAATGGGCAACTTTCTCCATCCAATCAATCCATCATCAAATTTAGATTGTGTTTTCGGATTCCCGGTTTGCCCTTCACGACGTTTGTACACGATTTCATGCCATGACCATCCATAGGTCAACATACTCATGACTTCGGTAATAAAACTTCCCCAACTGTCTGACATGTCATTCATACACGATCCCAGAAATACGGCGAGGATCTGCATTAGCATCGCCTTCCTCTCGACCGATTTTCTTCGATGGCTCTTCTGAAGGCGTTTCATCTGGAGGTGGCGACGACGGATCAGCAGGAAGAGACGGATCAAGAGGGCGTGATCCGTCCCGTGCAGCAGAAGGGCCAACCGAACTCTCTGTGGACACCACTTTCCATTCAACCTGGCGCATCAACATCTCAATGGCGAACATGACCGCGCCAACTGTGGGATCGTTGTCGCGCATTTCGCGATAAACTTTAACAGCTTTCGTACCTTTTAAAGCCGGCAGAAATTCTTCTTGAACAATACCTGCATAGACTTTTAATCCAGTCGTACCGATTTCGCTGAAATTCGCAGGCTTGGGACCTCGACGACGCGGTTCACGTTTAGCCATATTATCTCCAGTAACTGACCTTCTCTACGATACTGGGCAATCCTTTGTACGATCCGTGTTCTAGTAATCGAATCGCCATTTCTGTTGCGTCTGGCGCATCATCATGATCGGCTCCAGGAAATTCATCAAACTGCCCAAAAAATTGAGGATGCTTCGGAATCAAATGTCGAGCGAATCGCACAATCCCACTTTCAATCAGCGGTTGAATACCCAAGATACGAGCCACCTTGTTCGAGGTGTGCGTCATCATCTTCCACGACGGATACAGATGCCGTTCTCGTGCTCGACGAACAATATCAAATTCTAACAAATTCTTATACATATTTTCTTCAACCCCGATCAATCGCGATCTCCATACTTCATAGACATCAAGGAGTTTATCAATCTGTTGATCGGGCAGGTCACGTTTCATCCAAATATCAAAGACATCGATGTATCCATCGCGGGTGCGTCCGGCTGTCACGATACACGCAAAATCTCGACGCCCCCGTTTCATTTCCCCTGGACG